GAAGACCTTAGTGTTTCTATAACCAGTGGTAGTATTTCTAGTATGGAAGACTACCGCGCAAGAGTCGGTGAAATACAGGGTGTCACCTATGCTCTTGACGAATTGAAGGCCCTGCTCGAAAAGGCTAAGTATATCGATGGCACTGATAGTACCTGAATACGTCCTCGCGCAACGCGCTGCTAAAGAAAAGGCTGAAGAAGCCGCAAAAGAAAAATCCCTTTCAGAACGAGTACCACAACCCACAGGATGGCGAGTTCTTGTCATGCCTTATATGGGTAAGGAAAAGACTGATGGGGGTATATATGTACCCGATGAATCCAGAGAACGCGAATCTCGTGCAACCGTTGTAGCTTATGTGCTCAAGGTAGGCCCTTTAGCTTACCAAGATAACGATAAGTTCGGTGGCGAAGCTTGGTGTAAAGAGGGTGATTGGGTGTGTATCGGAAGATACGCTGGCTCTCGATTCCAGATCGAAGGCGGCGAAGTTAGAATCATCAATGATGACGAAGTCATTGCAACAATCGTTGACCCCGACGATATCAAAACGTATGGAGCATAGAGATGTTACCCGACGCAGAAGAAAAAGAAGTTGAAGTTGTAGATGTAGGCACCGACGAGCAGGAAGTTGAGCTTGAAGGTGTTGAAAACATCGTGGAGTCTGAGGAAGCTACAGAGGAAGCGGAACCAGTAAAGCAGGAAGACGAGCTCGAAGCCTATTCAAAAGGTGTTCAGCAACGTATTAGTAAGCTTACTAAAAAGTATCGTGATGAAGAAGCACAGAGAGCAGCAGCAGTTGAGTTCGCTGAATCTGTTAAGAAGCAGAACGATGAACTAAAAGCACGTTTGGAGGCTTTAGACCAGTCTTATGTGGGAGAGTTCGGCACTCGTGTTGATTCTCAGATTGAGGCTGCAAAGCAATCTTACCAAAAAGCTTACGACGAAGGTGACTCTGAGGCGATGTTTGAGGCTCAGAAGAATCTTAGTAAGTTGGCGCTGGACCAAGCTCAACTAGAGCAGGCAAAGCGTACTCAGGAAAAAAGGTCTCAAGTTAGAGAAGAACCTGTTCAAGTTCAACAGCCTGTTCAGCAACCCGCTCCCGCGAAGCCCGACCCAAAAGCAGAAGACTGGGCTTCAAGAAATGAGTGGTTTGGTACAGATCAGACTATGACTTATGCAGCGTTCGGGGTTCACAGGACTTTAATTGAAGAAGAAGGGTTTGACCCGCAGTCCGATGAATACTATAATGAACTTGACAGTCGTATGCGTACTGAGTTTCCACAAAAGTTTGGAAGCACACCTCGCAAAGATACTGGACCCAGAGTCGCCTCTGCTGAGTCCACGGCCTCACGGTCGAAGTCACCAAAGGGGCGCAGAACAGTGAAGCTGACCCCTTCGCAGATTGCAATCGCCAAGCGTCTTAATGTTCCGCTTGAAGAATACGCAAAGCATGTTAAGGAGTAAAAGTATGACTGATTCTACAAAAAGAGCCTCACGGGACTCAGAAACTCGTGCAAAGACCACAAGACGCAAGTCTTGGGCACCGCCTTCAAAGTTGGAGGCACCTGAAGCTCCCGCAGGCTTCAAGCATCGTTGGATTAGAACCTCTATTCGGGGGGAAGACGACTCAATGAATGTGACATCAAAACTGCGGGAAGGTTGGGAGCCTGTACGGGCAGATGAGTATCCTGAGTTAGCTGGACAATATCCAACTATTCAGGAAGGCACAAATGCTGGTACAATTGGTGTAGGCGGTTTAATGCTTGCACGAATCCCAGAAGAGACGGTCCAAGAACGAACTGAATACTACCGGGAGCAGACCCGCACACAAATGGATGCCGTTGATCAGAACCTAATGAGGGAACAACATCCTTCAATGCCTATCCATAACGATAGGAAAAGTCGTGTATCATTCGGGGGTAAAGATTGACCCCTTTAACTTACAAGGAGTAAGCAATGGCAAACTCAAATGTTGCCTTCGGCCTCAAGCCGATTAATACCGCTGGTAGCACTCCTGCTACTCAGGGTACTAATGCATATTTCATTGCTAGTAATGCATCAGCGATCTTTCAGGGTTCTCCGGTTAAATGCGTGAACGGTGGCGAAATCGCTATCGGCTCTGCAACTGGAGACACTGTAGCTTTTGTTGGTGTTTTTGCTGGTTGTGAATATGTTTCATCAGAAACAGGAAAGAAAGTCTTTTCTAATTACTGGCCTGGATCAGGTGCAGACACAAACTTCGATATTATCGGACATGTGTATGACAACCCGATGCAGCGTTTTGTGATTGCAACAGACGCAACTTTCACAGACCAAGCAACTGCTCGTGCAGCAATCTTTGAGAACACAATGCTCAATGGCGGCGCGTCAGGTAGTACAACTACAGGTAACTCTTCTGCAAAGATGGATGTTGCAACACTTGATTCTTCTAATGCCTCTCTTCCTTTGAAGATTGTTGGCATTCAGACAGATGTTGACAACGAAGATTATGCAGCAGCCGGTCTTCCTGTAATTGTGATGATTAACAACCACGCTTTGCTTCAGGCTGATTCTGAAGCAGCGATATCATAGGGAGGCTAACTAATGGCTATTTCTCGCGCACAACTCGCCAAAGAACTAGAGCCTGGTCTTAACGCTCTCTTTGGTATGGAATACAATCGTTACGAAGGCCAGCATGCTGAAATCTTCGACTCCGAGTCATCAGACCGGGCGTTTGAAGAAGAAGTAATGTTGTCAGGCTTTGGTGCCGCTCCTGTTAAACAGGAAGGTACTGGCGTATCATTTGATGATGCACAAGAAGCTTACACTGCTCGTTACAACCACGAGACAGTGGCGATGGCCTTTTCAATCACAGAGGAAGCAATTGAAGATAACTTGTACGATCGTCTAGCATCACGCTACACACGCGCACTTGCTCGTTCAATGGCACACACAAAGCAGGTTAAAGCTGCTTCAATCCTCAACAATGCGTTTACTGCTGGTGCTTCTGCTGGTGGCGACGGTGTAGCACTTTGTGACGCATCACACCCACTGACAAACGGCGGTACGTTTTCTAACGAGCCATCAACTGCAGCAGATTTGAACGAAACTTCTTTGGAAGACGCTCTAATCAACATTGCAGGGTTCACTGATGAACGCGGTCTAGTAATTGCTCTTAAAGGCATGAAGCTAATCGTTCCACGCCAGCTTCAGTTCGTAGCAGAACGTCTGCTTGTATCAAACCTACGGGTCGGTACTTCTGACAACGATGTAAACGCACTGAAGAGCATGGGTATGCTTCCTGAAGGTTATGTAGTCAACGACTACCTGACTGACACAGATGCATTCTTCATCAAAACTGATGCGCCAAATGGCTTCAAGCACTTTGAGCGTATGGCTTTGTCAACAAACATGGATCCAGATTTCGACACTGGTAACATGCGGTTCAAGGCTCGTGAGCGTTACAGCTTCGGTTTCTCTGACCCACGCGCAGTATTCGGTTCACCGGGCGCTGCATAAGGTTAAAGACATCTTTACGAAGAGGGCGGCTTTCATGCCGCCCTTTTTTGTTGTATACTATTTATATCCCTGACAGCCGCATCCCGTGGCTGACATTAGCCACGACAGGAGATTATCATGGCTCTTTCTACCTTTTCTGGTCCAGTCCGTTCAAATAACGGCTTCCAGATTCCCGTTGTAACAACAGCAAACCTTCCAGCGTTTGGCAGTGTAGCAGTAGGTACTGTATACATGGTCAGCGATAATGGTTCTGGAAATAATGAATACTGCATTGTAATTAGCACAGGCGCTGCTTGGGTTACTGCTGTAGGTGCGGCACTTAGCTAATAGGAGGCGGACATGGCTGCTTCTATTACAGCAAAAACTGCTACCGCCACAGGTACATTTCTTGGTGGTAGAACTAGACTAAAGTCTTTTTATGTAAAAACTGCAAGCAGTGGTTCTCCAGCCGTTGTCTTTAAAAATGGTTCTGGTGGTGCAACATTATTGTCAATGGTGTTTCATACCTCAGATGACAATCAAATAACTATACCTGATCACGGTATTATATTTGATGATGAGTGCCACGTTACATTAACCAATGTAGACTCAATCACAGGGTTCTTTGGATAATGGCAGGCAATGAAGTCATTGCTAAACATTTACACGCTTCCGGTGTCCTCGCAGACTGCCGGGGGCGTTTAAAAGGTTTTATTGTAAACCACGACACAGGTACGTCAGGTCATATTATTTTATACGACAATGATTCTGCCGCATCTGGTACTGTTGTTTTAGAAGTAGATGAAAAAGGTGCCGGAACTTTTGGTATGGAAATACCGGGCGATGGTATTATATTTGATAACGGTTTGTACGTCTCCCTGCCGTCCAACACTTCAATAACTGTCTTTGTTCAACTGGGAGGTCGATGATGGCCCCAAAGAAGAAAAAGAAACAGGTTAGTCTATCTGTTAAAAAGGGTGAGAAGTTACCAGCATCTCGCGGTGCAGGTCTTACCGCCAAGGGCCGAGCTAAATATAACAAGGCCACTGGTTCAAAGTTAAAAGCACCACAGCCCGGCGGCGGCAAGCGCAAGAAGTCTTACTGTTCCCGCTCTGCAGGTCAAATGAAGATGCACGGTATTAGTTGTAAGAAGACCCCTAAGAAGCGTATTTGTGCCGCAAGACGGAGGTGGAAGTGCTAATGGAAAAGCTTATGCCCGTAGCTCTACTAGCCTTCCTTGGTTGGATAGGCATTGAAGTCACTCAGCTTAAAACAGATACTGCTGTTGTGGCTCAAAAGGTGACAGAAAATCATCGCATGTTGTCTGTGCTTTGGGATGATTTTTTACAGGAGAAAAGTAATGACAATCTCGCGTGGTTCGATAGGTAAGCAAATGTCAGGTGGTACAAAAAAAGATGCATGTTACAGCAAGGTTAAACGCCGTTATAAGGTCTTCCCGTCGGCGTATGCAAGCGGGGCACTCGCAAAGTGTCGAAAAGTCGGAGCAGCCAACTGGGGTAACAGTACCACCAAAAAAGCAGCAGGCGGAACATATAAATACAGAACAACAAAAATCTACTGATGAGAAATAATGGATCCTGTAAGCGCAATAGCGATAGCAAGTACCGCCTACAAAGCGATCCAAAAAGGATTTCAGATAGGCAAGGACATCGAGTCTATGTCGGGAGACATTGGCAGATGGATGAGTGCTATACAGAGTGTCAAGGAAGGACACGACAAAGCTAAAGGTCGAAGGTTCGGCAGTGTAGAAGAAGAGGCTCTTGAGACTTATGCGGCTAAGAAAAAAGCCGAGAAGATGGAGAATGAGCTTAGAAATTTTGTTACAGGACAATATGGTTTTAATGCTTGGCAGGATATTATTCGTATCCAAGGCCAGTTAAGAAAGGCCCGAATAGCTGAAAGAAAAAGGAAGGCCGAACAAGTTGAGACTATAATTACATGGGCGTTGGCTACTTCAATAGCTATTTTGCTATTTGGTTTTATGGTCTTTGTAGTCAATACAGTTTTAGAATGAGGAAGCCGGCATGGCTGTCAGGAAAACAAAGAAGGGCTTGGCTCTCAAGCGCTGGTTCAAGGAAGAATGGAAGGATGTCCGCACGGGGAAGCCGTGTGGCAGAGGCAAAGGAGAAAAACGGGGTACTCCATATTGTCGCCCCTCTAAACGTGTCTCCAGTAAAACCCCTAAAACCTCCAAAGAGATGACGGCTGCGGAAAAACGTAGTAGAATAGCACAGAAGAAAAAACTTGGTCAGCCGGCAGGTAAGCCAAAAAGAGTTAAATCATTGAAGAGAAGGAAAAAGTAATGCATTGTTCTCCTCGTAAAGCTATGGGTGGTGCTATGTCTATGCCCACTCGTAATGCTAAGACTCCAAGTCGCACACGTTTTAAAATGGGTGGAGGAAACTTTCCCGACCTTAGTGGTGACGGTAAGGTAACACAAAAAGATATTTTGATGGGCAAGGGTGTAGTTAAAAAAGGCTACGGCGGCACACACAGGAAAAAGTAAATGGCAACTTCAGGTTCAAGAGACTTCGACTTAGATGTCGCTGAGATAATTGAAGAGGCATATGAAAGATGTGGCCTTGAGCTTCGTACTGGTTACGATGCTAAGACTGCTCGTCGTTCTATGAATCTTATGTTCGCTGACTGGGCAAACCGTGGTTTGAACTTATGGACTGTAAAGCAGGGGACTCAGGCACTGACTGCTGGTACAGCTACTTACACATTTACTTCTGACTACACAGACCTCCTTGAGGTTGTTATTAGAAGAAGTGGTGTAGACTATGAGTTGAGCCGCATGTCTCGTGGTGAGTATTTAACACTGCCCAACAAAACAACTCAGGGTCGGCCTAGTCAATATTACTATAACCGGCAGATAAATCCTCAGATTACTTTGTGGGCTACTCCTGATAGTTCTACGGATACTCTCGTGTATTACTTTGTACAACGCATTGAGGATGTGGACACGTTAGCAAACACAACAGACGCGCCTTTCCGATTCCTACCGTGTATGGTGGCTGGTCTAGCTTATTACCTTGCTCTCAAGAAAGCTCCAGAGCGGGTTCAAATGTTGAAGAGCATGTATGAAGAAGAGTTCCAGCGCGCTGCAGATGAGGACGAAGACAGGGTGCCACTCAAGTTG